AATTGGAATATGTGTGGTTAGATGGATATACGCCAGAACCAAATCTTAGAAGTAAAATAAAAATCGTTGATTATCCAATAAATTTTATTAAAGACATACCCGAATGGGGGTTTGACGGGTCCTCAACAAAACAAGCTGAAGGATATTCTTCTGATTGTTATCTCAAACCAGTTAGACTGTATAAATCATATGATAGAATCTATGTTTTTTGTGAAGTCATGGATAATAAAAATAATGCACATGAAACAAATGATAGGGCAAAGTTAGGTAAAGAAGACGAATCTTTTTGGGTTGGGTTTGAACAAGAATATTTTATACGTTCAGCTCATAACCAAAACATTTTAGGTTTTGATTCAGGTACAATGATTGACCCGCAAGGAAAATATTATTGTGGTGTTGGAGGACAAATTGTTGGAAGAAATATTGTTGAAGAACATTTGGATATGTGTTTAGAATGTGGGATTGGTATTGAAGGAATCAATGCTGAGGTTGCATTAGGACAATGGGAGTATCAAATATTCGCAAAAGGTAAATTATTGGCTGCGGATGATTTGTGGATGTCTCGTTACTTTCTTTACAAAATTGCTGAGAAATACGGATATCAGATTGAATTACACCCAAAACCATTAGTTATTGGTGAATGGAACGGTTCAGGACTACATACAAATTTTTCAAATAAAATAATGAGAGAAGTTGGTGGAGAACAATATTTTAAATCAATTTTTAATGTTTTTGAATCAAGGAAAAACGTACATATGAAAAATTACGGTTCAGATAATGAACTTAGATTAACTGGAAAATATGAAACACAATCAATTAATAAATTTAGTTGGGGGATTAGTGATAGAGGAGCTTCTATCCGAGTACCTATGTCAACCGCAAAGGAATGGAAAGGATATGTTGAGGATAGACGACCAGCGTCAAATGCAAATCCATATAAAATACTTAATGTTATTTGTGAATCATTAGTGTCCGCAAAACAATTGGAATCAACGTTAAGTATTATGTATGAAGATATTGATACCGATAAGTTAAGTGAAAAATACGGAACAATGTCTAATGATGATTTGTTAAAAGAATATCGAAATGATGATGATTATGAATTATCTGAAAAAATAAAGCAGTCTGAAGAAAATGTTAAACCAGAGTTTATTAATAACAAGAACTAATAAGATAAATGAAAGATAATTGTGCGTGTAACCCAATAAATGGGGGAGATGGTAATTGCCAGTGTGTAAATTCGTCTAAGGTTAACATAGAAAAAGAAATGGTAAATCATCCTGACCATTACCAATTTGGTAAAAATAATGAATATGAAGCAATAAAAGTTATTGACGCTTGGGATTTGGGGTTTAGTTTAGGAAACGCAATAAAATATATTAGTCGTGCAGGAAAAAAAAGAAAAGATACAGAACTTGAAGACCTCAGAAAAGCCCTTTGGTACCTCCAACACCACATCGAAAACATCGAAAAATAAAACAGGACTTAGTAAAGAAATTTCAGTTTTAGATGCAATCACAACACCAAGTGAATTACTACGAGAAACTTTTATAAATTTTATGTGGGGGTTTTTAGGTAATTCTATTGTTGTGTTTGTTGCAAAAGAATTGGACTTTTTAGTTTTAATAAATTATATTTTGTATTACGTTTTAATTTCGTACATTGTCAACAGAAAAAAATATGACACAATTTTAGGTAAGTTTATAGTTCTCCCTGGTTCGGCCGCGGGAGGAGCATTTGCGGGATATAAATTAGCTCAAATAATTACAGAAATAGTTTAATTAAAAAAAGATAAGATATGATAGGTAGTTTAGTGTATGTAAGTTTGTTATTGAATGTAGTATTAATTTTAAAATTGATAAGTAAATGATGATAGTAATGGGAATTTTAATTGGTGTGGCAATAGTGTTAACAACTGTGTTAGTAATGGATATTTTAATTGATATAATAATATGAAATACTACAAAATTATTTTAGCTGGTAAAGGGGCAGAACTTTACCCATTTGAATTAAACACAAAACAATACGAAACTTTTCGTGATAACGGGGTAGAATTAGATGAGATGGAATGCGACGATATATGTGAAATATTAGAAGTTGAAAGTTTTTTTGATTCGCCAAACGAATCTATTATGGGGCCTTTTGCGGATTCATTTATTTTAAGAGTTGAAGATGAGGATGGAAAAGTTGTTTATGAAACAGAAGTTTTGGATATAGAAAAAATTGATTACGAAGAAAAATATTGTAGTAATAAAGCCTTTTTAATTGTTGAAAATTATTGTAAAGGTGAACAAGTAATTTATGATATACCACTTGAAGAAGATTTTGATATTGATAAATTAAGATTAAAAGTCTATGATGTTGGTTGTAGAGTCGAAGTAGTAAACGAAATTATATATGATGAAAAATCATATGAAATTTATAAATCATATGGTGATACAACAAGTAAAGGATTTAATTATCATTTAACAGCAGGAATTTAAAAATTATGGAAACAGGAAGAATAATAAATGGTGATTGTATTAAGATAATGAAAACATTATCTGAAGGGTGTATTGATTTGGTTGTGACATCACCACCATATAATTGTGGAATTAAATATGATACCCACATAGATGACTTACCTATGAATGAATATTGGAGTTGGACAAGAGAATGGTTAACAGAAACTTACCGATTGATTAAAGATGACGGTAGAGTTTCAATTAACATTCCCTACGAAGTGAATGTTCAAGATAGAGGAGGTAGAGTATTTTTTGTTTCAGAATTTTATCAAATAATGAAAGAGGTTGGATTTAAATTCTTTGGAATTGTAGATTTAGAAGAAGATTCTCCACACAGAAGTAAGACAACCGCATGGGGTTCTTGGATGAGTCCCAGTTCTCCATATATTTATAATCCAAAAGAATGTGTAATATTAGCATATAAAAAACAACACATTAAAAAAGTTAAAGGTGAACCAGAATGGAAAGGAGTCCCAACTGAGATTGAACAGGAAGACGGGACATTAAAGAAAAAAATTGTATATGAGGAAAAAGATAAGAAAGAGTTTATGGAACTTGTATTTGGTCAGTGGAATTACTTTGCAGATACTAAATCACTCACCAAGGCAACTTTCTCAATGGACATACCAACAAAGGCGATTAAGATATTGTCCTACAAAAACGATGTAGTTCTTGACCCATTTGCGGGTTCAGGTACTAGTTTGGTGGCGGCAGAAATATTAGATAGAAGATGGTTAGGTATAGAATTAAGTGAAAATTATACTAAAGTTGCACAAAAAAGAGTACAAGACTTTGTTGACCGAAAAAAACAAATTAAAATAGAATTCAAATAAAAAGGTTATTACGACCTTTTTATTTGTTTTATGGATATTTATTAATAAAATAAAAAAATGGTTAACATATTAATAACTGAAAAACAACTTGCTTTAATTACTAAAAATCAATCATTAAAAAATATTGAACATATTAACGAAGGAACAGGATGGAATACTGCACTCGATTTTATTGGTATTGTTGACCCCTCAGGTATTTCAGATTTTGTTAATGCGATGTCTTATTTTTATCAGGGAGACCGTTTATTTGGAATGTTGAGTTTAATATCCGCCATCCCATATGCTGGTGATGTTGTGGCTAAACCTGTAATGGGAGCTTTAAAAATGGGTAGTACTGCCACTAAAGAATTAAAAGGGGCTATGAGATTAGCGGACTTAGGAAAAACCGCTGAAGCAAGTGTTGTTTTAGCTAAATTAGCGGAAAAACCTGGAGTTGTTGGTACATTTTTACAAAAAGCTCAAAATTGGGCGCCAAAAGTGGCTTCTAAAGTTAACATGTTACCAGGAGGATTACTTAAAGGATTTAAAGAAACAATATTAGATTATTTAAAATTATTTGAAAACGCTGCGGTTAAAAGTACTAAATTTCAAAAAACGGCAGGACATTTAGCCGCAAATTTATCTAAAGTCGCAAAACCTGCGGAAAGTATTAGGGCGTTAAAAGATATATTAAAAAACGAAAAAATTTTTACAGGATTAACTAAGAAAGGTCCTTTGGCTCAAATCTTTATAGGCGGGATGCCACGGCTTTTTGGTAATCGTCAAGTTAGAATTTTAATGAGAAGAACAAAATGGTGGTTAGGTTTATTAGATTATATGGGTTTTGGAAATTTTGTTGGACCTGAAGAACTTGAAAATTTAGTTGGTAGTGAAACATTAATGAGACAAATGAATGAATATAATCAAACCGACGCAGCTATACAAAATGCTGAATACGATTTTCCTGGAAATGTTGAACAAGTACAAACACAACCAACCGTTACTAATCCAAGTGTGGGAATGTTAACCCCATCAACTGGAGACCCAATACAAGGATGGTTATCAAGTATATTTAGTTCAAATGTTGGTAAAGCAGCATTATTGGCTATTTAATCTATAACATATGAAAGAAGAAATAATATTAAAATTAGTCCAAATACAAAATCAATTTAGATTTTTACACTGGCAAACATTTGGTGATGCCAAACATAGGTCATATGGTAAAATATACGATTTATTAGGTGACCTAACGGACAATTTTGTTGAATCCATGATGGGTAAATATGGTAGACCTGAATTTGAATCAGAGTTTTCTATAATGTTTCAGGATATTAAAACAATTAACATTCAAAATTTTTTAGATGGTATAACAGAGTTTTTGGTTGATATGACAGACCAATTAGATTCAAAATACGATACAGATTTATTAAATTTAAGAGACGAAATGTTGGCTAAAATTAACCAATTAAAATATTTGTTAACGTTAAAGTCATAACATGGAACAAAAAGTTATGAGATTAACAGAATTAGATTTAACTAAAATTGTTAAATTAGTAATCACAAAACAAGAAGATGGGAAATATCATAAATCAATTCAATTTGAGATTAGTTAAATATGAAGAATTTACTCAAAGAGACAGGATTACGAGACATCAACAATTTAGCTAAAAGATATCCAAAATCTGAAATATACTTTCATCAAGATTTGGATGGAGTGACAACCGCAGTTGCAATGAAAAAATACCTTGAAGACAATGGTATTGATGTGGTAGGGGCTCACATAATCCAATACGGTGACAAAGAATTCGCAGTTAAAAAGAACGACGCACAGGGAGATGTGATGCCAGTTCTTGTGGACTTTGCTCACGGTAAGCCAATGTTTGTAATTCACACGGACCATCACGATAAACAAGTTGGAGTTGAAAAAAATACCTCAACACAATTTAGAGGAGCTCGTTCAAATGTAGAAACAATATCTCAAGTAGTGTCTCCAAAAGACTTGTTTCCGTCTTCAGATATCTTATTAATTAATACTGTTGACTCAGCAGATTACGCTAAATATAATATCACACCTGATGAAGTTGTTAATTATATTTACCGTTTGGATAAAGAAAAACCACTCCAACAAAACAAAATGTTATTAGGATTGGTTATTAATAAATTGTTGTTAGCGTTTAAAAACAAACCAGGTTTTTTAGAAGGATTGGTTATGGATTCTGAACCATCTTTAATGTCTATTTTAAATAACATTAAAAATTGGATGAAAAAAACAAATGCCGCAAATCCAGAAGAATTACAAAAAAATGCTGAGGGATATAAAGATAATATGAAAAACTTTCCAAGAGTTAGTGATAGTATTATTTTTCAATATGGTGGTGGTAGTATGTTTAAACCTGGTTCTTATGATAGATACACACCATTTAGAAATAATCCTGATGCCGACTTTTTAATTATGGCTTGGCCTATGGGATTAGTTCAAGCGTCTTGTAATCCTTTTAAGAAAGACAGAGAACTTAAAGGTGTTAATCTTGGTGAAATAGCTCAAGAAGTATTATCAAAATGGGAGGGACAACTAAAACAAAGAACAATTCCTTTATCAACTATTAAATGGGTTAGTGAAACTTCTGTAGGTCCTGAAAGTATTGGATTTACATTCAACGATTTTGAAGCACTATATGGTGATAAATTTACAACTATGGAAGGTGGTGAAAAAGTTTTAGACCATATTCAAGATATGATGGAAACATCATTCAAAGATTTAACTGAAGAACATAAAGATATGTTAGATAAAATTGGAATCAACGCTTGGGATTTAATTCAATCAAATTCAGGTGGACACAAATGTATTACAAACATTTCTGGTTTAAATTATTTAGGTAGAGGTAAAAGACCACCTCAAGGACAATATAAGTATGATTCTGAGAAAGATGATTCACCTTCAGTTAAGTTTACAAAGATGATTGCGAATGAGTTTGAAAGAAAACTTAAAGAAAAAATCGCAGAATCAAAGTAAGTATTCAACGGTATCACCTGGTTCAATATTCAAATATTCACAGGTTCCACCTTCAAGTTCCAAAACAATATTTCCGTTTCCACCATAACTAGGACATTTATTTCCACGACATGGAGGACAATCATGGTGTATATTAACGATTACGTTATTACGGATAATGATAATGTCTAAGTTAATTATACAATTCTTCATCCAAAAAGATTGTTTGTCTCCACCGATTAAAAATAATAGACCGTCAAAAGTATTATCAAATGTTCTACCCATCATTCCAATAGATTGAGATTCTTTATCTACCAAAGTTTTAACATTAAAAATATTGTTGTTAATTCTAACTTCCATACATATAAATACAAATAATTGTGGAAGATATGTTAATTTGAACTTTTTTTGAAAAAAATTTGACTTTTATGTATAAATGTAGTACTTTTGAAATTGTTGGGCATATTTATAGTTTCCGTGAGAAATGACGGACATCCCCAAAACGTTTCACAATATATATTTGGCAAAATGAGAATTTTGTTTTAACTTTGTGAAACAATTGAGATGAGAGTCTCGAAAAAAAAAATGTCCCATAGGCATTTGATTATTTGAAAAAATAGTTTTATCTTTGTGGGACATTACTTTAAAAGTTCTTTAAACTAATATATTGTAGGGTAGAAGATTGGTGGTTCATATGTATAACTATAAGTCTGAGGTTCAAATTCTCCCTTTGTAAATAAAGAAAAAAAAAGTTTAAAAAAGATTTGGAAAATTGAAAAAATCTACTTATCTTTGTGAAACAATTAAGAAAACGTTCTTTGAATTAAAGATATTGGGCGGTCTATAGTCCATAAAATAAACCATGAAAGTGGTATAAAGTGAATCATTTGGTTAAGTGGTTTGCGGCTTCCGAAAGGGAGCTCGAGTAGACAAGCGAGATATCGTTAGACCTTGAGTACCGAGGGTGACACTGTAGGGAAACTGGTTTAATGACCAAGCGATGTGGGTCGTTTGGTTGAGGTGGGAACACCAACAAGAATAACTCGTAGAATTATTGTAAGACACATGGTTATCCAACCATACTATTGCGTGATTCAATATTAGAGTAGGTTTAAAACCGAAAGGTAAGAAGTCGTACAGGTGGTGCTGGTGATTCCTTCTTAAAATTTCTACCAAGAAATTTAAGATGAAACAAACTTGAAATATGAAGATAGGGATATCTTAGGGAGTAGTTAAGTATCGTGTTGTTCAAAAAATGACATGGCTTGGTCGGCGAACCGCTACTTTCATCATCCACAACCGCAAACTTTGTTAATTAAGGTTTATAAACAACTAAAAGACAAGGAAAAGCGTTCGCCAGTCGTGATTGACAGGTCACTACATAGTCATGAAATGTTCATGGCCGTAAAGGGTCCCAAACCCAATACGATTGTTGTGAAAGTTCTCTAAGTTCGCAAGACATAATCAGGGTGGCAACCTTGAAGAGCAACGAGTAAAAACAGAGTAGATTACGACTTAAGGATTGGTTAATCTAATTGACCGTGACTGAGAGGTACTTTTCAAAAGAAAGTGGAAATCGGAGGAAAAAATAATCTCCTGTAAAGTCTCTCGTAAGAAGGTGTATTCTCAACCTGAAGCCAAGAACCCCGACAAGAAATTGTTGGGGTTTTTTGTTTTATCATATATTTATTAATATGAAAATAGTAATAACTGAACAACAATTCAAAAACATATTTGAGAATAATTCAAAAGAACAACTGACAGAAAAATGTTGGAGCGGTTATAAGCAAAAAGGAATGAAGACAATGTTTGGTAAGCGATATCCAAATTGTGTTAAGAATGAATCTGAAGAAACAAATGAGGCTTCAAGTCCAGCACAACAAGCAGCAATTGCCATCAATATGAAGAAGAAGGGTATTGCACCCAAAAATAAAACTTTACATGAAGATGAATATGGTTCAGTTGAGGAGACCAACTTTGTTGTTGGTGATTTATTAACCGAAGCTGAATATCAGGGAAGGAAAGTTCAGTTGGGTAAAATAATGCAAGGTGACATTAAAAAGTCCAAAGTATATGTTAAGAATGATAAAGGTAAGGTTGTTAAGGTAAACTTTGGTTTTGGTGGAAAATCGGCCAAAGGTAAAATAATGAGGATTAAGAAGAATAATCCTGAAAGAAGAAAATCGTTTAGAGCAAGACACAATTGTGATACTCCTGGTCCAAGATGGAAACCAAGATATTGGGCGTGTAGAACTTGG